GTTCATCGCGCCGTTGCCGCAGAAAACGATCCGCTCATCGCCTGCACGCGAGTTGTAGTCGAAGACCTTGTAGATGGCGTCCGTGAAGGTCGTCTCGGTCGGGGTCGTCGTGAACTGCGTGATCATGCTCGAAGCGTACTGCGACAGGAACCAGAGCAGACCGCCGGTATAGCGGAGCGGCTTGCCATTCGCGCCAGTCGTCTCGTAACGCTTGCCGAACAGGAAGGCCAGCTCCATCGAGACCGCATGGTCGAACATCTTGCGCTTCTTGTCGTTCTTGACCGGATCGCCGGTACGGGTCTTGATCTTCGCCGACGAATTGGTCAGCTCGTAGGTCGTCTTGAAGATCTGCGCGAGGTTGTACAACTTCGTCGGGTTCCGGGTGGAGGCAGACGGGGCCGTCGTACCTTCCGCGAAGGCGTTACCAATGCGGGTAAGGGTCGAGTTGGTCGGGATCGGGGTCGCCGTCGTGCCCTGCGAGCCCCGAGTGATGGTGATGGAACCGCCTGCACCGGCCGCCGAGGCGGTGACGATTTCGTTCGCGTAGGCGCTGGTGATGCCGTTGCTGGTCGGCTTGTCCACGAGGAAAGTGTCGCCTGCCACGACGTCAGTCGCGTCCGTGACGTTCGAGGTGACGACCAGGGACGTATCGGTCGTCGAGTAGCCAGTCGTGTAGTTCACGGTCAGGCGGAGAGCGTTCAGCTCTTCCTCGTACCAGGCGAATTCAGGGTCATCGGTCGACTCGGTCCGGACCCTGGAGAGCAAGGCGGTAAGGGGCGCCTGACCAGCCGGGTCGCGGAAGAGGATCATTTCCCGAAAGTTCTTCGGGCGCTCGTCAGTGGCGAAGTCACCGGTGCCACGCAGTCCTGCAATTGCCATTTTGAAACTCCTTGATTAATAGTCGTCTTTGAATTCCATATCAAGTGCCTCAAAGGGGTTCAACGGTTTGACCTGACCGCCGACGCGACTGCCACCACCCCGCACAGGGGAGAAAGGTGTCGCCGCTGACGGGGTAGGCTGAACAGATTGCGTAGGAGTCTGCGTCGCAGCTTGACTCGGACGGGCAAGGCCGAAGGCCGCCCTGACCAGATCGCCAATCGCGCGCGAAGCTTCCTCCGGCGAAGCCGCCCGGTTCTTGGACCTGTAGAATTGGCCGAGTTCCAGGATGTACGGCTCGTACTGCGGGTCTGCCAGGTCGGGGTTGACCGACTGGAAGAGCCCCTTCGCCCTCGTGTTCAGTTCCGTTGCTTGATTCACTTGATTGAGCATCACAGGCATCATCGCCTGCATCGCTCGCATACTTGCTTCCAGCACTCCAATGTGCAGCTTCGCCGCCAGCTTCGGGAGAAGTTTCTCGGGTTCGGTCAGGGCAGCCTGGGCATCCTCTTCAGTGAGGGTGTAGAGGCCTTCCAGTTCCTTTTCACGAGCGGTCTTCCAGGTCTGATAGACTTCCGGAGGAGGCGCTGCAGGTTGGGCGGGGGGCTCTTGCGAGGTGACCGGAGCCAGTGGTGCGACTGGAGCAGTTGGAGAGGGCTGCTCAGCCGGGACTGGTGTAGGCGTGGAAGGCGTCGGCTGATCGACATGACCTGCATCGGGCAGCTCCTTTCCATCCGCCGTAACTTCCAGGTCCCCTTCGACGGTAAGACTGTCGTCTTCGTCCTGGTCAAAGGACTCGGCAAGAGTCCCCCATTGAGCTGTGTCCAGGCCATCCTCGGACGGCTGGTCAGCGGTGGAAGGAGCGTCAACTCCCCCGCTCACGAAGGAGGTTGCGTCCCCGTCGTGAGCTTCTTCGAACAGTGGGAAAAGCTTGCGGTACATTATTGCCCTTTCGAATCCACGTTAATCTGGTACTGGAGGGTCTCCACCCAGGAGGCCACAGTATCTGTCAAGCTGAGCCTCCCGAGAAGTTCCCCCTTGACGCGTTCCATCTTGAGGGCATCTCCGATCGACTCGACCGGGGAGCGCAGGAGCTGATTTTGAAGCCCATCAGCCTGTTCCTGCACCATCGAGACTAATGTGCCCCACGCACGAGATGAAAGCAATACCTGCACTTCACGCAGGGTGATTTTCGTACTGAGTTCCTCGTCCATCTTCCTTCTCCTAACCGGATGCACCCATGCCAGGGATCTGGCCGGGTTCCTGCATATTTCCTTTAAGTGGAACCACGTTTCCTGCCTGCGCCATCTGCTGAACCTGCTGGTCAGGGGCAACCTGGATGCGGAACCTGTCGATGTTCTTCAGGCCGCCGAGCTGCGCGACGAAGGCGAAGATACGGCTGATGTCGTAACTCTGCAGTGCGCCTGGAACGCGTGCCATGTTTGAGAGGAGCGTCTGCCACAGGTTCACCTGGGCGAAACGATCCACCGGCAGCGTGCCATCGACCGGGACGAAGTCGAAGAAGCCCCTGATCATCTCCGGATTAATCGGCAGATACTGCCCACCCCACAGGCGCTGATCGCCCACGATGCGGAACTGACGTTCGCCTTCCATGAGCTGCTGAGTGGACATGAGGAGCTTCTTGGTCAGCGGGGAAAACCCGGTCGCGGAGAACCACTCACACTGAGTTTTCAGGCGGGTAATGCCGAAGGTCGTGGAGGAGCGGACCTCTGTCGCTGTCTTCCGCCCGCCGGAGTTGACAGAGCCCATGATATTGTCATTCACGCCCAGGGTCCTCTGCGCCAGCTGCGCCACGACGTCACTGTCCATGAGGTTCCCACGTGTGACATCGCTGACCGCGAACTGCCGGAGGAAGGTGTTAATGTCCTTCCCTGCGGCAGCCGGCTTCAGGCGGATCAGCTTTCCTGGCCCAGGCTCCTCCAGCGACCTCACGTCGATCATGTTCGGGTCGACTGCGAACATGTTGTTCAGGGACGCCCGGACGTTGTAGAAGTGGCTGTTGAAAAGCCAGTCCATCGTATTGTTCAGCGGCTCGAGGATGTCCAGCATGGACCGGTTGAAGGTGTTGTAGCCCTCGACCTCTTGGGTCAGCACGTCGAACGGGTACTCGTTATGAGCGAGGCCGAGCGGCTGCGCACCGACGATGACCTGCTCATTCCCGATCGTGAAGACCCACTTCTCGGGCCTGTCTGAGTTGCCCAGGCCCAGTTCGCTCGGGACGAGGTCCCAGTGGAACTCATGCAGGTCCACCATCGTGGGAGTGCTGGTCCCTTCGCTGTAGTAATTCACGTCCTGGCCTGGGAGCTGAGTCTTCTGCCCAGACCCGGTCATGTCCCTGTTCTGCGTCTTGCCCGTCTCCTTCAGGTTCCGCATGTTGAAGTACATGCCGTTGGCAGCCCGCTTGGCAACCTTGACCCAGGGCGTGTCGTTGTAGACGATGCAGAACTCGCCTTCCTGGAAGCGCATGATCGGGACTGACGGGTCGTGAAAGAAGTCCTGCGGGCGGACGTTGTACAGGCGGTTCCCCACGTACCCTTCCTGCTCGACCGAGATCAGCTTCTTCACAGCCGTTCCAGGAATGGGCATCCCGAAGAGCTCCCGCGGCACTTCAGCCATCTGGGAGAACGTGAATACTTCCCGGTCCCAGTAGTGTCCGATGATCGAGACGCCGTACTTGCCTGGGTCCATGAGCCAGAGGAACAGGGCCGGGAGCTGCCCACCGGCGATCAGCTGGTAGTCGAGCAGGCTGGCCACGGCCATCTCAGCGGTCTGCGATTCGCCATGCCGACCCTGGACGGAGAAGACAGGATCACGGGCCAGGAAGACGCTCGTGTAGTACGTGTGCGCTGTGAGCAGCATGGCGTACGAGTAGGGCAGCGTGATGGTCGTGTAGTCCGGGATTCCTCCCTGGTCTCGCCTGTTCTTCCTGACCGCATCGTAGGACGTCTCGGGCATGTAGGCCGTGAACTGGTCCTCCGCCTTCTTCCAGGCCTCGTCCCTGGACTTGCTCTTCTCATCCCGGGAAGCCTTGAGGCGCTGCCGGAAGTTGCGCAGGATCTTCTCGTGCAGCGGAGAATCAAAGGGGATTTCTTTGACGGTGCTGGACAACTCACTCATGGTGCACTCCTGAAATTGCTAAGTCTTCTGTGGCGAGGCCCGTCCTCGTCGTCGTCTGATACTTCCTTGTACTCGCCCTCGATCCAGTCCTCAATCATGACGCCCATGGACCAGCATACCCCGATAGCCAGGCAGTCGATCACGTCGTCATGTATGCGAGCGGCCGGGCTGAACTCGATGTACTGAGCGATGAACTTGGACTGTGTGGCTAGGCAGTAAAGGCGAGACATAGCACTCGTGTCGCCCAGGGCTTGGATGATCCGGTCAGGTTTCCTGCGCCGATCATCGAACTTGTGGATCGGGAGGTAGAGGCGCCTGTCCCGCAGGAATCGCTCGAGGTACCAGGCGAGGATTTTCTGATAGGAGACGGATTCGACGATGATCCCACTGATCGGATACTTCCTGGCGTACAGCAGGACAGCCATGCCGACCATCTCAGGATCCTGGCCGGTCTCCGCTATGTACTCCACGACGTAGACCTTCCTCCCGAAGAAGGCAATGACCATCGTGCAGTTGTCATCCGCCTCGGGACTGTCGCTGCTCGCCGGGTCGATGGCGATGAAGTAGAAGGCTCCCTTGGGAATCTCGTCCCAGTAGCACAAGTTCGCCTCGTTGAAGGAACTCGTCTCGAGCGAGATCAGCTTGCACTCCTTCTCCCGCATCCAGATGTGCGTCCGACCTGCCCGGGTCTCACTTGCCTTCTTCCGCAGAATCTCCGCGGTCGGGTAGCGCTCAGGCCAGCGACTCTCGTTCTTCTCGTCCAGGATGCCGAATCGGAAGAACTTCCAGTCTCCATCCTTCTCGCAGGACTCGATCAGGTCGAACTTCGTCTTGGGTGTGTCCAGGATGACAGCCTTCGCTGACGGACACTCGGACACCGGGGCCAGGGAGTTTAGCAGGGCGCCGAAGACCAGGTTCGTCTGCTTGGCCCGCTGCTCCACGGAGGACGAGGCTTCGTCTGTGGATGTATCGTCGCAGATGATCAGGTCTGGCCGGTAGTCGTCCAGGTTGATCCCTCGAACCTGCCCGGTGATACCCAGCGCGATGACCGTGATCGTGGAGTCGATCTTCGCGTGCTGAATCTCGATGAACTCGTCCGTCCACTTCGACCCCTTCGTCAGCCCGAACGTCTCAGCCCAGGCTGTATTCTTCTCCACCTGCTTCTTGAGCCACCTGACCGAATAGATCGAGTGGGCTTGGCTGGCTGAGACGATCAGGATGGTCCGGCTGATTCCGTAGGCGATCCGCTGGCTGGCGTAGGTCCGGAGGAGTGTAGTCTTCGCCCCGTCCCGGAAGACCTCGATCGCCACGTTCCTGTAGTCAGGGGACGTTGCCATGAGGACCTTACCAATCTCATCATGGAAGGCTGGGCTGCTCTGCCTGAACGTCTTCGGGAAGAACAGGCGGCCGTAGAGGGTCAGGGAAGTCGCCCCGAGCCGGACGGCCTCACGTGGGCTGATAGGCGTCATTGCCATATGTGCACCTTGAACTTATCCGACTGCATGGGGACATGGCAGGCCAGGACGACCTGTTCCGGGAAGGGGATGGACGGATCGTAGAACTTCACGACCTCGCAGAAGTCCACTTTCCACAGGCGTTCCGGGCAGACCTTGCGCAGGACGGGCAGGTAGAGCCGCTTCAGCTGCCACCATGCGAGCGGGGTGTGCTGGTACTTGACCTCGACCAGGGTGATCCGGCCCTTCTCCGGCTGGATGATCAGGCCGTCGGGCTGACAGATCCTCATGGTGCGCTCGCCGACGCTGGCGAACTTGAACCAGGGCCCGGGCATGTAGTCGTCCCCGTATAGGTCTGAGAGGTGGTCATGAACCTTCCTCTCGTAAAGGACGCCTTGCCTGCGCGCCCCAGTGTAGGCCAGCCTGCGGAAGAGCGGAGGGGCAATCTGCTGAGCCCACACCACGTCCCCGGCTGGCCTGAAACCTTCAGGTACCTGCAAGTTCAACTTGCCCTCCTTCCATGAGAAGTTGATCAGCCAGGAAAAGCTCCCCGTCCTCCGGGGCGGGCAGTTCGAGGGGCGCTTCCTGCGCTCCCATGACCTCGCGAGCCTGCGCCAGATCGTCCTGGGAGACGTAGAAGTTCTGCTGGACGTTCTG